ATGTACTGACATATTGGTTATACTTTTTCGCCCCCCCCCATTACATCTATATAGTCTTTAGTAATGGTCTCTAATTCTTCTTGTAAGTCTGCTAGTTGTTTCTTTAGTAGTAGCTCATTAAGTTCTACTCCTTGCAGTCCTTGTTGCATTGTCTTTATTAAAGATTGTTGCATCACAATTAGTTGCTCTTGCTTGTCTATTATTCTTTTAGCTTCGTCAAATAAGTCTAGTAGTTCGCTTGTCATTGTTCTCTATTGTTTAGTTTATCTAATTCAAAGTTAAGATGGTTTATAGCCTTCTGTATGCAATCGTATGGGCTGTCGTGCTTGTAGCTACTTCTAAGTAGATAGGTTACTGCTGTGCCTATGTTATAGCTTAAATCCCAGTCCTCACACACTTTCCTAGCTTCATAGCCATAAGTATTACCTACATAGTAGTTAGGTATAGGATTGCTCTTTAAGTCTTGTATAACTTCTTTTGCTTCATCTATGTTCCTTGTATAGTCGTAGTAGTATTTAGATTTGCTCATAATATTTTATTCTTTCATCTATTAATTGTGCAACATAATCTTCTGTAAATTCTTTAATACCTTCCAGCTCATCTATTACTATTTGATTTGTATAATAATTTATAGATTGTAATAAATCTGTTGGAGTTAAAATATCTTCAGCTAATTCGTTTAACTCATACAATAGTTCTTTCTCTGTCATTTCTTTTTCCTTTTAGCTTTTGCCCACGCTGTTTTCTGATTGTGATGTGGTAGACATAAAGTCATTAAGTTATCTTGGTCTAGTCTACTACCACCGTCTTTTATCTCTATTATGTGGTCAATGATTATCTTATCTTTATAATTTACTTTGCCTTCCTCAGTACACCATCTGCAATGTGGCTCTCGTTCTATGTGCCACTTCCTAAGGTTTCTCCAAGCTCTACTATTATAAAAGTCATAGTTCTCGCTCTTATGCTTCTCAGTAAAGCCAGTAGTCTTTTTACTACTTGCTATCCATTTCTTTTTCTTTCCCTTTGGTAGACTTGGCATTAGTTTAAAAATTCTATATCGTTGTCATCGTATTCTGGTAGCTTATACTCAATAGATATTATTGGAGGAATGCCATTGTTATTTAGCCAATCCTCTAAGTCATCTATCAAAGTATCTATAGCTCTATCTTTTGCATCGTCTAGTAGTTCTGTATCTTCTACCTTTAATTCTATACTAATACTCGCAACTATCTTCATTTCTTTTATTTTCTTCTGCTATAAAGCCTACTATAAAATAGTGTATAAATATTACAGCAAATATAGGTAAACAGCTTAATAGTATTATCAAGGCTATCAGCGTTCTAAATATACTTCTTAAAATCCTCAACATCTAAATAGGTTTTAGTAAAGTATCTATCTGCATTCCTTTCTATTCTTTTTTCTTCTACTCTGTAATCTTCTCTATGTCCGAACATTAATTGAAATCCTATGTCTGTTTTAATCTTTTTTGGTAATACAAGCTCTAGTCCGTTCTTCGTTCTTTTCCATATCTCTTGATGCCTGGTCGCCCTATTATTGCTCAAGTGTTGTTTTATACTTATTTATTATCCTCTCCATCTGTGACTCATACCATATTGGAAAATCGTAGGCTTGTTCGCTTTGCTCCCATACTCTATACAAGACAGCTCTTAATCTTTGTGATGCTGTCTTAGTCTTACCTACTTCAAAGTCTGTGGTAAACTTCTCGACTTCCTCTTGTTCTGCCTTGCTTATATCGTCAGAGCTTATTAGAACCATTCCAGGAGATTTACGTAAGCTAAACACTCTCATCATTGTTTCCTCTGGTAGCTCTTGTGTATGTATGTTAATACTAAGAGTTCCGTCTGCTAGAGTGCTTACTTTGTTCACTCCTCCCTCGAATATTACTGTCTTTTTCATTATTGTAAATATATAAAATAGATTCAATTTCCCAATCTTTTGGGTCTAAAGTTTTAAACAATCGATTGTTAATCCAGCTCTTTAATCTTTTGCTTATACCTTTCGATTGCTTCTTCATAGTCTACTCTTGTTAATTTTACTACTATGTGCATTCTACTTTCTAGCTCATCAACTGTACCCTTACCCCATTTATTTTCTACTCCTCTTGCTGCGAGAATCTGGTTACCGTTCAAGAAAGTATTACAATAATTACACTGACTATTAACATTTTTTTCATCGTATCGAATGCTGAGGTAACGTCTGCTGAATAGATGCCCAGCGTGAGTACTACCTCCAAAAGCTGGATATTCTTTACCACAACTGATACACTTGCAATTACCTTTATAATCGCTGTCACGCTTTCTAATGTACTCGCTAAATACTTTGTCTAGCTTTTTCTTTAGTTTACTTATTGTAGTTGGCATATATCTTTTTAAATAGTTCCATTAATACATTTACTGTTATTGAGTTTCCAGCTTGTTTGTATAGTTGAGTATCTGATACATCTTTAACACTAAAAAAGTCCTCATCTTTAAATCCTTGCAACCTCCAACATTCAAGAGGAGTTAATCTTCTTATTTTATTTTGTTTTTTAATTAAAGTATTTTTAGTTAAATCTTCACCTCCAGTCTTACAGGCTGCTAAACAAGGTGCGTTACCATCTTTTCTAATTCTTAAACCCTCGTCATTTCTATAATCTGCAACCCATTCAATAGCTTGAGTATTACTTGTATCTAAGCAGTAAGAAGTTCCATCATTTTTCGCTTCATCTGTTCTAACTTCTTTTGAAACTTCTATTGTGTTGTCGGTCGGACATAGACTAGCGTTTGCTCTCAAACAATTAGCAACATCATCTTTTTTCTTTACTTCCCATTTAAATCCAGTTCCTTTTTCAGTATGCCTTTCCTTATGCTTAGTAAAAGATTGTATTAATTTATCACTTAAATAATATTTATCTTTTACCTCAATATATGTTCCATCACTAGGAATTTTATTATATCCAGCAACTAAACATCCACTATATTCAGAATCTTGATTTTTAAATTTTGTTTTGTTTCTGCTGTTACAAATTCTTTTAATAGAATTTTCACTCAAACAATATTTACTTTTAGTATTATCTTGTAGCATATCTCCTAGCCTTAACTTTAACTCGATAGGTTTAGGAAAGCTAAACTCTCTAAAGTCTTTAAAACCTAATATAAAAATTCTTTCTCTATTTTGTGGTATCCCATAGTCCTTAGTGTTTAATACTTGCCAATAGATGTGATAGCCTAAACCATCTTCAAAAACATCTAAGCTAATTTGTCCGTTTTGTGTGCCTCCACCATTACTAAGAATATCTACAATAGTTTGGAATGTGTTACCCTTATCGTGACTTAATAATCCTTTGACATTTTCTAAAACAAATACTTTAGGTTGATTAATTTGTATAAACTCTGCAACATTAAAGAACAATGTACCTCGAGCCTCCTCAAAACCTTTACGCTTACCAGCCATAGAAAATGATTGACAAGGAAATCCAGCAACATATAAGTCTAATTGTTCTACTTCTTTATGATTTCTAGTAGTTATGTCATTGTAGAATTTTTTTGGTTTATGTAATTGTCCAAATGATTGTCTTGCATACTTATCTATTTCACAAGCAAACAAAGATTCAAAGTCAATACCTAAATACTTTAAAGCCATCTCTGGAGCTCCAATACCACTAAAATCAGTTCCTACTTTCATTTGCCTATCTTTTTTATCTCTCTCTTATCTATTGCCTTACTAAATGACTCAACACGCTTTTTATAGAGTTCATATTGGTCTATTTGATTAGTCTGTCTTTTTAATGCTTTTGACATTTTGTAACTTCTTAGAGCCTCGTTCCACATTGGTACGTTTACAAAGTGTGGTCCGTCATTCTCTCTTATGTGTTTATTTAATGCAAATCTTACCTCCTCTAATTCCATAGAGCCATAGTTAGTTGCTAAATCGTTGCAAAATAGATTAGTCATCTGTACTATTATCTCAGCTTCTGGAGCTTGTCCTAGCTGAACATAAAGCGTAGATATAACGTCATAGCATTGTCTTTTTAGTTCTTTAATGTTGTGTGCGTATAGATACCACACTTGTTTACTTTTGTCTTTCATCTTTAGTTTGTTGTATGTGTTTCCACCCAGTTATTAAATAGTGAGCATCCCAAGTTATTCTATTTCTGTATTTATTGTCAGTCTTGTAAATCTCAAACATCTTTTTTACAGTAACATCTTTGCGCTCTTTTATATCTAAATAATTAATCATTAACTTGCTTTTTTACTTCTATTAGTACTTCCATAAGGCTATCATATATCAGCTCTAGTTCCTTACTTTCCTCAGTCCATTGGAGTATCTCTCTCTCATATTGTGCAGCTACTTTTAAAAGTCTGTTAAACTTTAGTTTTACTATTCCAGAATGTGCGCCTTTCAAGTTGTATAGCTGCTCATTAAAGCATCTAAACGTAGCTATCAATAGATTTAGTTCTGCTGTTTGTTCTTTAGTCATTGTGTTCTTTGTTTATCATTTCTAGTCCTTTGTGATAGTTGCTAAGTATCTTTTGGACTTTAGTTTGTTTTTCTGTTTTAAGCTCAAACAATCCCTTCCATCCATTCTCAATAGACTGTTGGATAATTTGCGCCTGGTTTTCTTTGTTGTTGTTGGAGATTCTTAATAGCTTAGAAATGGCTGCTGCTTCGCCTAATGGTTTATAAGTAGTTCTAAATTGCTCTTTCCTAAATTCTTTCCATAAACTCCAAGCCTCTAAATTCAATTCAAAAGGATAATCCCCTTCTGTTTTAGTATTATTAGTATTTAGTTTATTTAAGTATTTAGTATTATTAGTATTTAGTAGTGGTCGATTTTCAACATCTAGAATTTCTACATCTTGATTTTCTATTTCTTGAAAATCGGTATGTGGTTTTTCAAAGACTATATAATCCCAGCTAACTATCTTCCCTTTTACACGTTTTTGCTCTCGTTTCATATAGCCATTAGAAGTCAGCTCTTTAAACGCTGAGTAGATAGCAGACTTGCCATCTGTACTCCATTTTTCTACCTCCTCAACGTATAGCTTCCAGTCGTTAGGCAAAGCCAAGAGATGGCATAGCAATCCCTTAGCTTTTAACGACAAGTTCTTGTTAAAAATAAATTCATTGTTGATTGTGGTAAAGTTCTTTGACTTCTCTACTCTAATACGCTTCATATCCTAATTCCTTTCTAACTTTGTTTTGAATTGTTGTCTTTCTAAGATTGTATTTCTTACCTCTCAGCTCAATGTGTTGCTCTTGCAACTTTGCTCTCATTCGTCTTATTGACTCTGCATTAGTTAATCTACTATCTGCATAGTATTTAAGCAAATCAAAAGCACTAAGCTGGTGTAAATCTACACCTTTTTTATTTAATTCATAATACCAGTAGTTAGCTATTAGTTTACTATCAGAATCTCTATTAGATGGATTATCCAATAAAAGTTGTTTCACTTTGTCCTTTACCTTCATTCTCTCTTAGTTTTTGTTTTAAATAATCGTTATATCGTTGCTTTTTAATATTAACTATCTCTCTTATAAGCTCTTTAGGCTCAACATAGTCAATCTGTAACTTAAAGACTTCTAGAATGTCGTTGTATTTGTTTTTATAATACTCATCGTAAGCCATTAAGTCTTGATGCTTTTTGTAGTGGTGCATTATACTAGCGTGGTTTAAATTAAACTCTCTAGCTATCTTAGACCAGCCTAGTTCTAATATATCTCTACAAATTACAAAAGCCATACGTCTGTTGTCCACTATGTAACGTTCTCTGCTTTTAGATAGTAGTTGCTTTCTACTTATCTTACTAACGTAGCAGACTACGTTCTTAACTCTTTCTACTTTATCCATCAAATTCTGGTTTTACTCGTTCATAAATCTCTGGAGCTATTTCTTTTAGCTTCCTAAGTACTTTCCTAGATTCTCTCCTAGCGTTCTCTCTGCACGTCTTACTAATGTCAGTTCCAGTAGCAGAGTTTATTATTAGATGAGATTCTTTAAGTATCTTATCTATTCGCTCTTTCTTTCTCATATTCTTTCTGTTTTAAATACCATTCTTGAAGCTCTTCACATTGCTCTTGTCTTAATATTCTTTGAGATATAAATTTACCAGAATGATATACGCTTATGTACCAATCTTGTAGAATTACTTCATAATGGTCATCGTGTTCAACCAGCTTTGTAGCTTTTTTGTTCAAATGCATCCAACCCTTGCCTCTCCTTAATTTAAAGCAGTAGGCAGTCTCGTGGTCATACACTTCTTCTCGTGATTTTTTACTAAAAAGGTAAGTCTGTGCCATTGTTTGTTGATTTTGGTTTAACATCGTTTAAAACGTATTCTTTGAATGCGTCAGCTATTTCTATTATCTTAGGTATATCAGCCTCTCCTACTATATTACAAGCGTTAGTTAAAGCGTTCTGCTTGATAATGTACTCTTGTGTCTTATTGTCTTTTGGAGCTGGTGTATAGCTCTTACCTCCACCTTGAAAAGTTGAAGCTGGTTTAATCTTGTTGATTGTAGTACCGTTGTACTCTCTTGTAGTTACTTCTATTGAAGCTGTCTGACCTTCAATGAATTTATTTTGAGTTTCTGTCTTAGAAAGGTATTCTCCCTTAAATCCATCTTCAAACTCTAATAGCCACTTATAAAAGTGTCCGTATTGAGATACAAAATCATCTACTAGTTTTACTGATTTTACTACTTTTTCCATAATATTTATTGATTTTAATTAGTTCCGTATTTAATATAGAATACTACCATAGTAACAAAAGAGCCACTATAAAGGCTTAATACCTCTGTGTAGTATGTTGGTATCAAATTCAATAGAAGTAGCGTTAGAAACGCTAAAACCATTAAATAAGAGCATAATTGAGTTAATGTAAAGCTAAAGAATTGTACTTGTGTTCCAAGCTCCATCTTAGCATCTAAGTAATTTGGTTTGTGTAAATCTTGCATTGTTAGTTATTTAAGTTATTTGCGTGTTCTACGCAAGTTTTTTTATTTTTATATATTTTATGACTAAAACTTTTTGAATGTGATTTATTAAAATGGTCTTGTATTATTAATACCCATTCTTTTTGAATAAATTGATAAATAATATTAAAAGTATATCTGTCATTTTTTGCCTCATAATGTCCAGAAAATCTTTTTTTAAACTTTAACATTGTTAGTTGTTTTAAAAGGGGGGATTGCTCCCCCCATTGATATTTTTTATATTAATATTCTACTTTTTGATTTTCTGAAAGTTTGTGTAACCTTTTCATCCATTTGTCTTCTAAAAAACAATTACCAGCGTTAGTATAACAGTTATAAATCAAACTGCCAATATCTATACCACTTTCAAAATCTATTGTTTCGTCTTCAAAATCTATTTTTACATTTTCACAATACTGAACATTAAAAGCAGTGACATTTGCAATATACGCATACCATATAGCTCTTTGGTCATCTTCATTAGTTTGTTCGTTTATTAATTTGTTAATTTCTTGTTTGTTGTAAATAAATACGCTCATTGTTTTGTGTTTTAGTTTGTTAATTATGGTGCTAATATACAACGCTTTTTTAAACTGTGCAAACTTTTTAACAAAAAAAGTGTATTTTTTTTCATTTACTAGAGTAAAAAAATGTTAAAGTTTTTTAAATATAGGCATAAAAAAAGAGGATATTCGCTAAAATATCCCCTAAAAACAAACTAATAATTTCACTTATCACGATTATTTCTAACCAAAAACGTTGCAAATATATAAAAATTATAGTTGCATCATAACATTTATTGGTGTTTTTCCATTGTTTAGGATTACACCACAAGCAATAGCTGGTTTCTTTCCAGCCTTAGCATAAGCCATAGCATAAGATTCGTGGTCAATACCACAACCTACTTGCATTCCAAAGATTCTATATTTAGCACCTACATAGTTCTCTGTGTAACATTGAGTATGTAAGTGACCTTGTACTGTGTTCATCATATCAGCTCTACACTTTGTTCTAGCTGTTCCAGCTTCTCCGTGTATATACTGAACATCATTTAAGACATATCTTTCTAGAAACTCCCAGTTAGGCACTTCTAATACATCTTGATAACTTTTTATCCATTTACTAGGTATAGCTGATGTTTGTGCCTTTCTCATAATCATTCTATCGTGATTACCTATCAAAACCTTAGCCTCTGGAAAAGCCTTATACCAATGTGCTATCTTGCTTACTGCTAGTTCTAGCTCATCTCCACCACCTAAACCATCTGCATCAGTCTCGTGATAGCTCGAATAGTGATTGTCTATTATATCTCCTATAAAGATTACGTCAGTACACTTATAATGATGGTAGGTATCGAGACAAAACTCCAAGTATCCCTCAAGACAGAAAGGCTCGTGTAAATCTCCAATAACAAGAACATTGCTTTCTTCATTGTTTTGCTTTTTATAATGTCTATATTTATCTATCAGACTCCATTCGTCTGGTTTAAGTCTATACCTTTTAAAGTCTTTCATTTATTTTTGATTTTCTCTAATCCTCTCGAACCGAAATAAGCTCCAATCGTTATAGTTAAGATTGCAGTTATTGTGCTTTTCCATTCGTCATCTACTACAAAATCTATAGCTCCAGCATCTATAAATATAAGCAAAGTAGTTGAAACAACAAGCCAAGCTAAAACTAATGGTCTGATGTTACGAGGAAGCCAACTAGATTGTAAGTTATCTGACTCCCATCGTTTAGTAACTTCTTGTTCTATTAAAGCCTCTTGCTCTTGTATAATCTTTTGCAGCTCGTTTTTTAACTGCATTTTTTCTTCTGTGCTTGTGATACATTCGTCAATAATTGTATCAGCTTTGCTTAATAAATTACCTAATATATTTCCTAGTATAGCCATATAGCGTCAGTCTTTTGTGAGTCGTCAGTATGTATAAATGATTTTGCAATGCCAAGTCTCCTTGTTAAGCCAACCTCAGCTAAAGCTCTTATAATCTTTTGTCTATTTATGCTATTATCACAAGCTATATCTACAGCTTTACAAGGTATTAATGTATGTGCTGAATCTTGAACTCCTCCAACATCTAAATTATGTTGTGGACTTCTATAACCACTTGTAATGAAAAAAGGTATACCAGCTATTGCCCTAGCTTTATCTAATTTTTTTAAGAATTTAGGACACATATTATTAACATTAGGTAAGTCAGGTGACTCAAACTCACTTAGCTTAAAATATTTCAATGCCATTTCTTTCTCTATGTTTTCTACGCTTTTCTTCCAAATATTTAGATTCATCCTTGTCCTCTGCTTGGTTTTTTTCTTTGTGATTTACTAAGATTCTTTGAGTGTACCTTACGTTTTACTTTAGGTTTCTTTCTAAAGTTATTACTTATTACCTTTGCCATTCTTTCTCTTGTTTCTGTAATACATAAATCTATCTATAGTATATATAATAGAGACAACTAATAGAGTTATCTGTAGCATCTCGTGTAATGTTGTAAAGCTGATTGATAGAGATACGCTATTTAAACCTAAAACGTCAGCATTTTCTTTTATCATATTTTTCATTATTGTCGTGGGTCTGTGCTTATTAAAAGCGTTAATGTTGCATAAAATTTATCACTACTAGATGCGCTTCCAGTTTTTCTAAAAGCTGGTATAAGACATTCAGTATTAGCAAGTGTAGTTGTTAGTTCTACATCTCTGTTGAATACATAGTTTACATCGTTTTGAGATGTAAAAGCAAAATCATCTACTAATGATATTACAGATGCAGTATTTCCGTTCTCTGTTATCCTCTTCTGCCATAACTCAAATACTCCGTTATGACCAGTAGTAGAATCTGTGTTAATATCCCAAGTAATTCTCTCTATTTTACATCCATTGTGTGGACTTCTAAAAATGCTATTATTGACGTATGAATTAGCTAAGGAATCTAAATTAGACCAAGTACTACCACCATCAATATCCATTATACTAGGGTATCTAGGATTTATTAAAGATGTATTACCGTGTGTATTACCAGACTCAAAAAGTTTATGAGTTACTATAGTATAGTCTCTAAATAGTGAGTCATATTTATTTTCTCTGTCTAATATAACAACACTACCTCCAGGAATTAATTGACTGACTGTAGTAGAAGCAAATGTAATACGAGTTGAATTGTAACTTATATCAGCATCTAAAGTTAATTCTATACTAGAGCCAGTATCAGCACATATAACATAAACCTTATCTCCATTTTTTAAAAGTGTATTAGTGCTAGTAGTTGGTATTATATTGATGAAAGTCAATGTCAAGCTGGTAGTCTGTTGTGATACTACTGCTACACTTTCTCCTCTTAAATAATTTACTAAATTTCCCATTTTACCAAGGTGTAAATTCGTTTGCTACTGGTATATCTGAAATCACACCAGTCACTAAACTTAATGTATTACTACTTAAATCAATTCCATACCACTCTCCAGACCAAGTATCTTCGTTAGCATTATAACTAACTTGATAAGGTATAAAAGCAGTTCCATCTATTTCTATTCCTTCAAAATAATTAAGCTCTCCACTTGTTAGCTTTAGACTTCCGTTAAATACTCTTGCTCCACTAGCTTGTCCTTTCATAACTTCCTCAACTAAAAGCTGTGTAATTTCTTTACCAGTACCAGTATTATATGCTTTCCAAGTGTCATTCATTCCATCAGTCTCCCAAGATGAAGTAGTGTAATTAAATGTCTCTATTCTACCTACTGCTCCACTTGTTGGTCCAGTTCCTATAAACAATTCTGGTATCTCAAACTTTACACCATTTTGAATAGTTGAGCCACCCTCTTGGTTAAATGCTCTGAAAAACTTTTTTATAGATAATTCATTATCTAATAAATATCTAATCCCTTGTTGGTCATCTGCAAAGAATTGTGGAGGAGAAAATATATATAAATATGTAGGGTCAATAATTGTAGTAGATTCTGTTATCTCTGTACCTACTGATTGATATTGTACTGTATCATAGTAAGCTCTAGCATATATTGATAAATATAAATCTCCATCAACTGGAATCTGAGTAGTTTGTGCAGTTATATTAGTCAAGAATTGGCTATATATAGGAAATGAATCAGCAATTTGTAATGCTTCAGTAACTGCTGAGATTGTAAAGACTGGTGTTGTTGACCAATCTAAAACTAATTCATTTGCTAACGGATAATAATAAGTATCAGAAGCTCCCTCTAATTCAAATCTAGCGTAAAAATATATCTTAATTTTTTTTGCATCTTCACTTATATCTGGAGTAAATATAATAGTTGGATTAGGATAATAAGCAAAATCTCTACTAAAATATAAGGCACTATTTGTAGCTGCTCCTACTGTTCCTAATGATACTCTAAGATTATCTCCAGAACTATTATTAATAGAATATACTTGAGTAGCTGGAGGAGCTGGATTTACATACAGTTGATTACTTTGCCTAAACCCATTCCATATAGGTAACTCAGTAGATAGAGTCTGAAATTCAGCACTTGTATTAGCTGGATAATCATTAACATAATTAAAGAAAGGTATATCATAAGTTTTTAGATGATTGTAGAAAGTTTCTACACTTCTAAAAATAGGTAAGAAATCAAACGAGCCTCCATATCTTTTTATGTTTGTTCCCTCTGTTGTAGTGTAACTTGTGCTTCCACTAGCTGCTATAGTTGTGCCACTATTCTTATAATATATTCTGTAGTAGTGTGTGTTAGGTGCTTTCCAATTGTCATAGTTATTTACTTGTATTAAATGCCATTTACCATCAGATAAAAAGCATCTCATACCAAAAGCCTTACAAACGTTATCTAATAACTCAAAAGAGCTTTTAAATTTCTTTATACCATTCTCCTCATCTACATCAACATAAGCCATAAAGTTAAACCTACTAGCTACTAATGGGTCTCTATATTCTACGCTTGTCATAGTGTCCGTAGTCCAATCTACAGATGTTAAAATATAGTCATCAGATACACCCCAGTAATAGTCTTGTAAACCTATTTGATTGTTAAATATATTTTGAAAGTATGTTAAAGTTTGGTAACTAGAAGGAGTACTATATCCAGTATCTACATTAAAATCTATGTCTTTTAAAGGAGCTAAACCGCATACAGCAGTTAATTTAACTCTAGTTGGTCTAGAAATGTCTTGCTCTGGAGATATATCGTTTAATAACAAACCAGCCCAATAAAGCTCATAAGTTACATCATCAGAGCTTTTCCATATAGACATATCAAAGCCACCATAAACAGAGTTTCTAATATCATTAACTACTGCTTGTTCTCCATCTTCCGTAACTAATATATCAAAGCTAACTTCACTTGGAATTAGACCAGTAAAACGATTGTCATTGTCAGTCTGATAGGTTAAAGTAAAACCATCAGCACCTAACTTAGGAGTGTATTTAGTTGAAGAAATAGCGTTATTGTTATAAACGTCTATTCTATAGTAAGTGCCATTGTCACTCTGTAAACTTAATTCTAGTTTCTTTTCTCTGCTCATTAGTAACCTCTTGTTCTATTTCTATTTGCTTGCGCTCTATCTGAGCTTAGTAATATATCAGCTCCACTTATTACACCAAATACTTCAGTTGTGCCTCCGTTTGTTCCTATCATAGATTTTAATTTATCTAATGGAGCGATGACTTCTGGATTTGTATTAGCACCAGCATACTCTCCCATCAGACCTAAAGTTGGTCCACTAACAATACCTCCATTTCCAAAGGCTGGTATAGCCTTATCAAATAAAGCACCTACAGCAGTTCCAGCACCAGCAGCGATAGCAAGATTAAATGGAAATGGTACATTAGCAATTATCTTAGCTATCTGTTGTGCTATAGCTTGACCAATAGCAGCTTTTATAACATCTCTAGCTGAATTTAATGCAGCCTTACCAATGTCAGCAAATGTTGTTTCAGCACTAACTTTCATAGAATTAAAAGAACTTGAAAAAACATTAGCAGTTTGCAAAATAGCGTTTTGTATTGTATTCAAATTTTCAACTACTTTAGCAGTATCAAATCCCATTTCTTCTAGTTCTTCTTTTTCTCCTATATCTAAATCTATATCAGTTAATACTCCAAAAGTTTTAGATGCATCAGCTAAATTTGCATCAGCAATAGCATCAGCAATATTATTTACTCTAGTTTCTAAAGCTAATAACTCTCCAAAAGTTAAACTTCTAACTTCATTCTTATAGTCCTTAAATCCTTTTATTGAATCTTCTAGTGATTTTATTTGATTATCATTAGCTTCAATAGTTTTTTCTATAGACTTTATATAATCTTTATCTATTTTATTTGATAGCTTATGAGTATCAATTAAATTTTGTAGATTTTTATTTTCATTTTCTAAAGTTTTTATACTTTCTTTTGCTGCGTTTATTTTATCTAAATCTTTTTCAGCAGATGTTTTTGTTGCCTCGTTTAATTCTGTAACAAGTTTTTCTTGAGTAGACAGCTCTTTATTAGTATCTTCTGTAGATTTTTTCATATCTTCTTGAGAAGAATTGAACTCTTTAGATTCTAAACCAAAAGCAACTAAAGCAGCAGTAGCTAAACTTAATATAGTCAAAAATGCTCCTATTGGACTTCTAACAAGTGCAGCCGATAGTAATCTTATAGACTTAGCTATCGCTCCAATACTTGTAGCTAATTGTCCTAGTATAAAAATTAACGGACCAATTATTAAAGCATACTTAGAAAATTCTACTATATTTTTCTTTTGTGTATCAGTTAAATTAGATAGCCTATCAGCTAAACCTTGTAGAGAGTTTTTAAAAGGCTCTATATTTTCTAGTACTATTTTACCAAATTCTTCAGCTACATCTCCTAATTGATTTTTTAGCTGTGTAAGTGGTCCTAGACCTTCCTTTGCTATTGCTTCAGACTGACCACCAAATGCAGTAGATAATGCATTAACTGCACTTTCTAATCTGTCTTGACTGCCTACAGCACCACTTATAGAAATACCATAACGACTCAATGCGTTAGTACTAGAGCCTACTGACTTAGCAACTAATTTAGCAGCATCTGTTAATTTAATACCTTGTGCAGATGCAAAGTCTTGAATCAATGGAGTTAGTCTGAATATAGCTTCCTCATTTAATCCTAACTGTGCTAAAAAAGATTGTGCCTCTATAGTAGCCTCATCGCCAAACAAAGTAACTTTTTGTAATTCTTTTGCTTGGTTTACAAGTCTAGAGTATGCTTCAGCATTACCACCTAGAGCAGTTCTTAGTTTTGTTTCAGCTTTTACTTGGTCATCAAAAGCCTTAACACTAGCTGCACCAAAAGCAACAATAGGAAGCGTTAAATTACGAGTTAAATTTTGACCAGTCTTTTGTAAGTTACGTCCAAACTTTTTCATAGTTGAGGATGCTTTCCTCAAACCAGTCATAAATTGCTTGTCGTTTAATGTTAATTTTACGCTAAGAGTTTTCTGTGCCATTGTCTTTATTTAGCAATTCGTATTTCTTTTTAATATATTCTGCTCTTTTCTTTTGTTTCTCGATGTCGGTCTTAACTTTCTTTTTCTCCCATTCAAACTTCATCAGCTTTTGAGGAGTTAGGTTTTGTCCTTTCTTAGTGTGTGGCTGTAAATTAACACAAGCCAACCATCTTACTCGTTCCCATTCCCATTGTTGTTCTTTCTCTACTCTATCGTTTACGCCTTTCTGCATACAGAGAAACTCGTGGAAAGTTAAACTCCAAAAGTCTTTAGGTAGTAATCCGAAGCCATAACCTATAGCTTCTAACTTATCCCAAGTTACTTCTTTTTCTTCGCCACTTTCTTCGTGGCTTTGTCGTTTCCCTCCGTTTCAAATTTAGCAGAGAATTGGTTAGAGAATATCTCTAGCACTTTATTTAGTGCGTCAAAATCTTCATCTAAAAAGTCTGCGACATCATCAACATTTAAAGAACATTCTTGACCACTCACTCTAGAGCCATCTTTTATTCCGTTTAGGATTAGATAACAAGCATCGTCTAAGCTCATACCATCTCCTAGCTTATCTAAGTCAGCTAAACTTCTTCCAGTATCTTTACAGAATAACCTCAACGAGTTCATTCCAAATCTTACTGGGTAATCCGTGCCATTTATTATAACTACTTCGTACATATCTTTGTTAGTTTAAGTTATTGCTAGTTGGGAGACGTGCCGTAGCACAATCCCCAACCAACAAAGAAATCAATTATGACTTAGTTAAAGCTCCAGTTCCCTCTATTGTGCAAGAGTAAGTTGGAGCATCTTCTGTACCTCCAGAAATTTCTAAACTAGTAAGGTAGCCGTTACCACTTATAGTATAACCAGCAGCATCACTCAAACCAAATACAAAAGAAACATCGTCTCTGTCAAACATTTGGTCAAATAATTCAGCTACATCAGTATCTCCAGCAGCAGCTTGAAAGTCCATAAGACCATCAGCACTAAGGCTAAAAGATTTTTGTCCACCTAACAAATCTCTCCAACCACTAGAGTCTTTAGTTGAGATGTCTATTGTATCTACATTCATTGAAATTGAAACATTCTGAGAATGCATCAACTTTACTGGTGTATCTGGAGTACCAGCAGTACTACTAGGAGACACCTTTAGGATTAAATCCGTTCCGTTAAAAATTGCCATTTTCTTTTAATTTTAAATTTATAATTAGCTAATATCTAAATCCTCAGAAGATTCTTCTTTCTTCTTAGACTTTTTCTTTGTTGTATCTATTGCATCGTTATGCTGTAAGAAGTTAAAGACTGCTCTTACTACTTTGTAAGATTCGCCTTCTACATATTCTACTCCTCTACACTCAATGTTCTTTTTTATCTTTACTTTATAGGTTTCCATATCTATCTATTTATGTTAAATCTGTAATCTTGTGCTATACCATATAAACCAATAGAACCAGCAGAATCATCGTATAGCTCGTTCTGGTCTTGGTAAAATATCTTATCTACTACTACACCACTATATGTTCCACTAACGTAGTCTAGAGCTGTTCTAACGTGACCAGCTAGAGTTATCATATCAGCGTAGCTATTATGATAAATGCTTATCTGTACTCTAACATAGTCATATGTACTTACTCCGTTCTTAGTGTTGTTAGGCTCATCTGCAAACATCTGATAAGTAATATAAGGTAGCTTAACGTCAGTAGGGAAATTGTAACGACTAGGAAAGATTCTTAAGTTGCCACTTGTAGTAACTAAAGGAGCAACATTTGAGTCGTTGCTTAAAATATTATATATTACTTTTCCTATCTCCATTACTTCATTCTTTTGTCAATGAGTTTTTTTATTTCTCCTATAACACTATTGATAGCTGTGTTACCTTTACTAGCAGCAGTCTTATCTAACATTCTAAGTCCTGGTATTCCTCTAAATCCATACTCTAAAAAGTAAAAATAAAATCCAGACTTCTCTTTACTAGCAAATGATTTTTTTACTCTTGGTCCTACATATACTGTAGGTGGTTTACCTTTTACGTTCTTACCATTTATAACAGCTAAAGACTTTTTAAGTTGTTTAGTTTCAACTGGCACAATAGACTTAAGCTCTTGTAAAATAGGCTTAGCAGCTTTTCGCATACCTTGTCTCAATAGTGTCTTATTTTTACTATCAGACATATTAAGTTTCTCTAAGTCCTTAATCAAAGAATTTAGCTCTCTCTCATCTATTTGCGCTGATACTATCATTGCTCTGGAAAAGGGTTAATACCGTTATCTATTAATATATTTATCCAATCTATTTCCTTAGTATATAAGTCTACATTGTCCCACTTAGTCTCTAAGCATTGATAGGTTTCTAGCACTCCATACGATACTATCGCATCACTATCGTTCCATACGATGTAGTAACTCTTTACCTCTGGGTAGCATATTTCTGTTAATCTTAAACTCATTACGTTGTTAGTTGTGTTAGTTCGCTATCACTCAAAGACTCATCAAATACTGCAAGTGATTTAAGTTTACCTTTAACATTTTTATCGGTCAGTAAATTGGATAAGTTCAAAACATTTAAACCAACTGGAAGATTTGGACTAGCGACAGATGTACCTACTTCTTGACCATTGACAAATAATTTTAAATATGAAGAATTATAAGACAAAGCTATCTTATTGTATTGCTTAAAATTAGATATGGTATGTGTTATTGAACTAGCATTTGTTGAATTTATTGTAAATGCTGTTAATTGATTATCAATAGCGTCTGAAAATTTAATTATTACTCTATTGTTATTAGTGCCATCATTCATAGAGATAAAAAAATCAGGTTGAACTTCAAAAGCAGCTATCTCTGCATATAACACACCCTCTGTTGAGTTTATTAAGTCAGCACTACCAGCACCAGTTGCAGTCTCTGTAGCTCTTGTAACTGTACTACCCGTTAGTGAAGGTATGTACGATGTAGCGTAGGGTAAGTTTTCAACTTGTGCGCCAAATATATAAACACCACTTAAAGGAATATCATCTATCCATATTCCTTGTGTAGATGTGCCATTATCTCCCGACAAATAAAATCTTTGCCATTCTGTTGTTACTGTTAAAGTTTCAGTACCTATATCAATATTACTATCTTTTAATTTTACATTGATTGTACCTGATACACTTTTTAAATAAACTGACCTTGTTACATCTCCCGTTATGTTTAAACTACCATCAAATATACCATCAGTTCCATTACCTACTAATTTTGTAGCGTTATAAGTTCCATCAGGACTAAGAGTTTCTGTTGTATTATATGTAGGAGTTATGTTAGTTTGTTTTACCCAATCACTTTGACTAAAATCCTCACTATAAGGAAGAAAATTAGTAGAAGTAGGCTCTAACAATATATGACCATTATCTCCATTACTATCATAGCTTATTCTTGGTACTCCAGTAGCTACATTAGAAACTAATCCACTAGAGTTAATTCTTGTAGCAGTTGAAGTTCTAGCAAAGTCAAAGTCCTCATAAGGCTCGTCTATTGGTGCTACGTTGTAAAGCTTACCAGCCTTGTAACCAGTAGGAGTTAAGATTATACTTGCTTTATTTAATAGTCCGTCTGCCATTAGCTTATGTCGTTTAATGTTTGTAAGAATGCTTGGCTATCAGTAGTGTTCTCAACTACTCCTCCAGCAGCTACTACTCTTGTGTTTAATACGCTTATGTAATCGGCTGGTGTTGGGTCAAAGATACCACCATCAACAATAGTCCAACCATCGTCCTCTATTAAGCTAAATCTTGAAGCATATGCAGACTCTGTAAATTGTGAGCCACCGAAGTTTATACTTATACCAGTATCTACTACACCAGCAGCCCAAGCTATTAGCGTTGCATCGTAGTTAGAAGTGCTTAGACCAGTAGCGTTCTGCATAAAGTTAGTAAAGTTAGAAACATTTGCAATAATCCAATCTGCTAGTGATTGGTCGAATAGGTCGCAGTTGTAAAACATTTGTTGCATATTCTCAACGTTAGTAGTGTCCCAACTATATATGTCTCCGTTGAATTGATTACAATCATAGAACATCTGATACATTGTTTCTACATTAGAAGTATCCCAAGAATTTAAATCTTGGTCAAAACTTTTAGCCCCTCTAAATGTTCTATAGAAAGTCGTAACATTACTTACATCCCAACTATTTAAAGATTTATTAAATGTAAAAGAATTATAAAAGCATTGATATAAATTTGTCACAGTACTTATATCCCAATTACCTATCTCTCCATTAAAATTAGTACAGCTTAAAAACATTGAACTAAAAGAAGTAGTAGATATAGTAGGAGCATCTGTAGCACTAGCATCTAAATTAGTACATCCATAGAAAGCAGCGTTAGTAGATAAGTCTAAAACTCCCCATTGTTTTACGTCAAGCATTTTAAGCTTATCTCCAGCGTTATTAAATTGCCATCCTTGTAATGTTCCCTCTATGCTTATTTCGTATTGTCCAGCACTTGTATAAGTGTGTGTGACCTCTTGCTGATTGTAACTTGTTATTGTATCACTAGAGCCATCTCCCCAGTTTACTGTAGCGTTATAACTACCACCACTAACCAATGGCATCATAAATTGAGTATTTAAGCTAGAGCCACTAGAAGTGTTCTCTGTGTCAATAGTAAAGACAAATTGATTAGGAGCTGTCTGTGATAAATCTACTACGTCATTCTTCTCTAATAAAAGCACCATAGCATCTTTACGACCTACTTCCTTTATGCTCTTAATAGAATAATTAGTAGAGCCATTAGAGATAAAGTATTGTGGACTTACTCCAATGTTTGTTCTGTATCTTATTAAGCATTCTATACGCTCGTCATTGATTAAGGCATCAGCATCGAAGTTAGTATTACCACCTTTGAAGTCAAAGTCTGCATAAATGGTAACGTAACTATTGTCAGATACTACTCTCTCGCCATAAGCGTTAGTCGAGTAAGTCTGTGTATATAGTTTTAACTTTCTATCTAGTTTGCCTATAATCATAGTTCAAGCAATCGGTAAGGAGTTAATAAGTGGTCTACCATTAAAGGTAATTCATTTACTTGAGTTCCCATAACAACGTCCTGGCGATTTTCGAAGTAACGCCCTACAATTATGTAAATGCTTTGAATTATTGGAGCTGGAACGTCACTAGCTGTGCCACCTACTATAAACTCAACCTCTACAGCGTTTGGTCTTTCGTAAGTGTTTGGAAAGTCTCCATCCTCCGATTCATATATCCTTCCTGGTCTTACCTTAGTATCTACATCGTATTGGTCAGTAGCTAAAGTTTGTAATGTATTGTCGGCATCGTAATACTTAATATGTGTAACACTAGCAACATCTCCCACTTGTAAGTCAATGTAAGGAGGAAACTCATCGTAAAATATATTGTACGTCTGAGTCATTAGTCTACGTCTAGTGAACTCTTCTACAACTTGCGTAGCAACATTAATCAAAGACGTAATATAAGTATTGTCATCGTCATAGTCTGAGTCTATTCTTAAAAATGCTTTAGCCTCTGATAATGATATTACCGTAGACGTTGGAGCAGTCTTTAGAACTAACTTACCATAAGGCACATAGTCAGAGCCTCTTAATGTGTTAAAGTTGTAGTTATAGTATTCCATTTAAAAAAAATTAATGGAGAGAGTGTTTCCACTCCCTCCGTTAAAATAAACAAATTATGCTTCAATCAAATTAACAAAAGCAGTATCATTTTGAACGCAATCGCCATCCACAAGTGATTGAACTATCATTCTTGTCTGGCCGATTCCAGCATCAGTAAAGCTATCCACGATTAATGAGATACCTCCGAAGGTCGCTAGATGACATTTAGAGAAGTCTCCGAATAGAGCGTGGTCTTTACCAGCAGTTCCACCGTTACCTACGTTAGGAGATACGAAAGCGAAGTAGCCATTAAGCTCTTTTCTAGCGTTGTCCCAAATAGGAGAAACATTAGAAACTTGTGCTAAACCTTTTACAGTAGCATAAGCAGATGGGTCTAATAAGTAAGCCATTCTAGCTCCTTGTAAAGATACACCATTAGCAATCAAGTCAGTTTCCATTTCAATCCAATCAGCAGCAGTAACCGTAGTTGGTCCAGTAGCAGCATCAGCAAAGATAGAAGTTGGAGCGTTAGATACATCACCAGTACCTAATAATGCAGCCTCTAAAGTAGAAGCAACAGATGCAGCCATATTTCTTCTTAAAGCACCTTCAATACCAGCGTTCTGAGTTAAAGCCTCTTGTGAAACATTAACGATAGAGATAAGTTTCTTAGGAGATAAAGTTACGCTAGAAGCAGTACCATTAGCTGCTGGAGCAGAGCCACCAGCTTCTGGAACGAAGCCAGAGTTGATTGCACTAAATACTGGGAACTTTGCGTTATTTACACCAAAGTATGTATTTGCACCAGCAGAAGCTAAAACTAAGTTTGCTTCTAATTGGTCAGTCCAAGCCATAACTTCTGTTGCATTACCAGCAGCAGTACCTACAGCAGCACGAGATAAAACAGAAGAAGGTATAGCAATACCGTTATATGTTTGACCAGTATAACGAGCCTCATTACGTGCTTCTTCGTCCATTTCCTTAACTAAGCCTTCTACTTTACCAGAGTAAGCAGCTTTCATAGCTTCTTGGAAAGAATACTCTCTAATTTCTTTAGGAGTGTTTGTTCTTTCTTCTTTAACAGCTTTAGTTGCTTGAAGTTTCTCAAAAGATTCAGCACGAACTGCCATCTTGTTTAACTCCTCAACTTTTTCATTTAAAGAGTCAAAGTTGCTTTGTTCATCAGAAGATAAGTCACGACCTTCAGCAGATGCTACTAGTCCTTCCATCTTTTCGATAACCTCAGCTCTTTCCTCTTTGTAAGATTTTGAGTTTTTCATTTTATAGAAAATTAATATTAATATTTATTTTTTAAGATTCTTAAACGCATTTCATTGAGGGAGCGTTGTTTCAAATCTTCTTCTTCTTTTATACCCTCTAATTTTTCAGCCTCTAAACTTTCTTCTAGTTTTTTAGCTTCTTCTTTTTCTTGCCATTCTTGCATAGAACGTAAAGCAACTGAACTACTAGCAGCATCATAAGCTGGATATGTTACACTCGAGACATCGTAAAGCCTAGATACTTTGTTAATAGTTCTGTAGTTTGTTCCGTCTTTTACCTCCCAAGAGTCATCCTCTACAATAAATGCAAAAGATGATTGGTTAATAGTACCGTCTTTTAGTAATTCAATTAAGTCTCTTGACGTTGATACATTAGGATTTAATTTAGCTTCGTACTTTAAACCTTTCTCATCAACAGATAGTCTTAGCGTTCCGTTAGTCGTTCTAGCTAATGGTAAACCATCGTGATTAATTAAGAAACGTACATCGTCCTCTAAACGTCCTTCAAAAGCACCAGGAGCTATAAACTCTCTAAAGCCTCCTAAGTCATTAGACTCACTATTAAAGACTGCTCCGTAGCCTACTACTACTGGATTCTCTCCGTCCATTCTTAGCTCTAAGTCTTGAACATTAAATGTTCTTATTTCTTTATTTTTCATATTTATAAATTTATCTTCTTTATTATCTATCTTTTTTTTCAGTACAGAGATAACTTCTTTCATTCCACTTTCTCCTAGTGTTCCTATTACTCCCCATTTAATCTGAGCAACTACACCACCTACGTTAGATAGATTAGGCTCTTTATCTCCTTTAAATTGTTTGCCATCTTCATAATGTCTAGCTATCCAAGCCTCTCGTTCTTTTATCCATTCAGTAATAGCTTCTGTCTCTTGACCATCTCTAGCTCTACCCCATAACATAAAAGCATCGTTTCCTCTTATGTTACCACCAGCTTTCCAAATGCTAGGATAATCTTCTTTTAGTTTTAAAGCGTAGTCATAATCAAACTGAGGATAGTTACTATTCTTTAAACTTACTTTTTTATCTTCATCCTTTGTAGGAAAGTTAGTGTCTCTTTCTTCTTCTAATTGTAAAGAACAGATTGCTAACCTTTGGTCATCTTCATACTCCTCTACCATAGTATCATCAGCCATACATCTTTCGATGAACTCCTCGTTAGTCTCGTCTATATTTTTAGTAGGTATCGGCATCTATTCTTTGTCCTCCTCTTCTACGTCTCCAACTGGAGCAAAGTTTAACGGCATAAATAACTGGTCGCCTTCTGGTCCTACTCTATTCAAGTCCTCCATTCGTCTAATCTCATTAATAGACAAAGCACCTATACTAGCCATCTCTCTGTAATAGGTAGCACGTGAGGAACTATCTCCTCTTAGTAAAGCATTAGCATTTAGCTTAATAGTAAACGAGCCGAACTCTGTTTCTCTAAATAGCTTTCTGTTAAGTTCTTGCTCTATCATTACCATATATGGCATCAATGTAAACCTAACAAAGTCAATACTTAATGCTTCTATACTTGAGTAGTTAGCTGCCTTTTCGAGATGACCAATCATCGATAATGGCACTTTGAACGCTCTCGCCACTTCTTCAATCTGAAATCTACGAGTCTCTAAAAGTTGATACTTGTTAGCATCAATGTTAGTTTGCTCGAATGTCATACCCTCCTCAAGGATAGCGGTCTTACCAGCTACAAATGAGCCAGAGTAATTCTGATTCCAAGAGTTCTTTAATCTTGCTACAGCTTCCTTACTTAGTTTACCTGGATGTTTAATAACTCCACCAACTTGAGCAGAGTTACCAAGATAACTATTTGCTGTATCGTTAGCAGCTATAGAAGTTGCTATTGTTGTGTTCTGTGCTTTCAATACGCTTACTCCCTCACAACCATTAAACGATAAGTTGAAAAAGTGTAGCATATCCTCTTTCATTACTCCTATCTCATAGTCTTTAATGTCGTAGTATATTTGTCCTTCGTGCTTAATTACTTTAACATCTTCTGGATTGATAGGAATTAACTCTATGGGTCTAGCGTTAGAATCTCTAGAAATGTAGTAATACGCATTCCCCTCTAGCAATAAGTTGGTCATTAGAGTATCTAGGAATGTGTATGGTGTCATATAGCTATTAGGATTTCTAGCTAGTAGTCGGTAGATTGGATGGCTGACGTCAGTTATCTTATCGTCATCCTCCTCGACTCTGTAAACTTTTATGGGTAGACTTGCTATTGATTCACTAATAACTCTAACACAAGCAAATACTGCACTAAATGTTAAAGATGTATCTCTAGTAACTGCTGTTCTGTTGGCTGCACCATAGCCACCAAATACAGCCTTTAAAAAATTATCTCCACGCTTTTCTGAACGTAGGAAGTCAAATAGTCCCATAAATCTGTAATTACATTACAAAGATAAGAGAAATCGCAAAAGTTAAATCCATACTATTCCCCTATCATCATAGGTAGATGAGTCGCTAGAATCATCATTCATATAACAGCCTAGAGCCATAACAAGTGCAACCATTCCATCAATCTTCTCTGTTGATTTACTCTTATCCATTTTTATATTTCCAGCTGGGTCTGTTTTCATAGCTAAGTTAGAACACATCCACCTCAACACTTTGTTACCAGCGTGGTTAATTTGTTTGCCTAGTATTAGCTTTTCAAGTTCTTTAGTTGGTGCTGACATACTAGCAAAGCCTTGACCATAGCTCTCCATCGGCAATCCATCTTCTGATAAATCAATAACTAACTGACTTGAGTTCCATCTATCGTATGCAATAGACTTTATGTTTACAACCTCAGCCACTTCTTTTATTCTACGCTTAATGTAGTTATAGTCTGTTACATCGCCCTCTGTTAGCTCCATCAATCCCTCTTTCTCCCAAGAAATATAATCAACTTGGTCACGCCTTGAACGAATAAAAGCATTTTCTTTAGGAGCAAAGAAGTAAGGGATAACCGTAAACCTATCATCTTCTGGAATGATTAAAACAAAAGCTGATATATCTCTAACACTCGCTAAGTCAAGTCCAGCATAAGCCGTCATACCTTTATAATCCTCTAAGTGTATTGGAGCTTTGTTGCACTCCATAAATTGAGCGTCTGATAACCAGAGAACATTTGAGTTCATCCATTGATTAAGATGGAGCATTCTGAAGGTATTGGTAAAACTTGGTAACTTTATTGCTCTCGCTTGTTCTCTTTTTAAATAGTCTAATTTAACTACACCACTATCAAGACCAGGATTAGCTAATCTTAACGCTTCTTCTGTAGTCCAATCAACATCATCTGGACAATAATATTTTACATAATAGAACGAATCATCCTTAATAATATTCTCTGAAACTTTGCGACCGTATTCCTCTAGGCGATAACAGAAAGACTCTCTGTTGTAACCAGCAGTAGTAATAGCGATATTCAAAGGTTGCCTACGAGATGCTACACTTGTCGTTAGTGCATCCCATAAACTTGAATCACGCTGAGTAAATGCCTCATCCATTATACAACAACTAGCATTATATCCATACTTACTAGAAGCCTCACTTGATAATGCTTTGAAAGATGAATTACTTTTTTCGTGAACTATACTATTCTTAAATACTTTTAAATTCTTTTCTAGTTGTTTGTCAGCTCTAACCATACCACTAGCCACGTCGAAGATTATCCCAGCTTGTGACCTATCAAATGCACACACATAAGTTTCTGCTGATGGCTCTCCGTCGGCAACAGTCATATAGAGTGCGAGAGCTGAGATAAGTGTACTCTTACCGTTCTTTCTTGGTAGACAAATGTAAGCAGTTCTGAATCTCCTTAGTCCACTATCTCTATATTTCCAACCAAATAAATCTCTTACAATTGTTTTCTGAAATGGCTCTAACTTAAATGGCTGACCTCCTAACTCTCCTTTGATATGCTTAATGTGATTCTCTATAAAGTAGACTACTCTATCTGCTGCTTTGTCATCAAAGTAAAAAGTCTTGTCCTCCTTAAGTTTCATTAGTCAAAGAAATTAAAATCGTCAGTCCTTTCCTCATCTTGTTCTGGCATACTAAGAGATGCCCTTGAGCTTGGAGTAAATCCAAATTGCGTAGCAATTTTCATTGCATTCTGTAAAGCGTTTTGCATTACCTTGTACTTTGGTGCAATCTTACTAGACCTCAACCTACCATCTTTGTCAACTGTCTGCTCTGTAAAGTTGCCTTGTAACTCTTGAGCTATCTCTCGGTAAATACCTATCTCATTACAATAGGCTGCTAAGATTGATAAGTCAGTTAGATGCAACATCTTAATATTGGCTAGTTCGTTAGTGACTAAGTTCCATTCATCAGCACCTTGTTTATTGAGAAAGGAGGGAGCCGAAGGCATACTAACAACTTGAGAAGTTTCCATTTCATTTCCCACTAACCTGGATTTCTCTAGTGTGCCTTTTAGCTCCTTTACTTTTGTTGGTATTTTTTTTCTCCCTCTCAAAATATTCTAGTTTGTGCTTGGTGGTTTTTTATTCTCTTGATAGCGTTGTCGTAGTATTCTTTGTCAAGCTCATAGCCAGTTAAATCGTAACCTAAGTTGTGACAAGCTATGGCTATTGAGCCACTACCTAAGTGCGTGTCAAGTATCTTATCTCCTTCCTTTGCATAGTTCATTAGTAGCCACTCGTATAACTTGACTGGTTTCTGTGTTGGGTGTATTCTTATGCTAGGCTTACCAACTCCTTGTATTTTTTGACTTTTAAATCCGTATCTATTGCCATCCCACATATACTCAAAATGTTTAGCTAATCCATTTATACTACAATAAGCTAACTCTCCACTACTTCTATTATCGTGGTGATTTAATTTGTTCCAATATATAAAACCTTTACAAGTAGGTAATTTATCAGTCATATAATTCCATCCCCATATTATTTGATTTTTACTTATTCTTTGTAATTCATCAAAATACTCTTGGGTTGGTGTTTGTGTATCCCAATTTTTTTTTGAAAATTTATCCCTACCCAAACTACCAGTCTTTGCTATATTTAAACCATAAGGAGGGTCTACTATAGCAAGGTCAAATTGATTGTCTTGCATTAGCTTCATAGCTTCCAAACAATCTTGGTTATGTATTTTATTTATATCCATCTGAACTTAAACTGGTTTTAGTTTGGTATATCTATACCCACACGATTTAGATTTAATTATGCGTATAAAAAATCGATAC